ACTCTTGTTAAACTACCGCTGAATAAATTTGAGAAAGATGATGATGTTGCAGTATAAGAAGCTGCAAAAACGACTGGTGAGAGATCATATCCGGGTAAAATAAGTTTAGATTTCCTTAATTTGATTCTGTAAGACACCCAGACTTCTCCTAAATTGATAGATGATGTTTGATAGCCGTTAGAAACGGCGAATTGGAATATGCCTAAGTCATAAGTCTTAGCGTCCTGTCCAGTGGGTACATTCCCACTTCGTACGTACAGCGCTGCTGCAGCATTTAACTGTGGATTACACTCAACGCCGTGGAAAGCGTTTTGAGTTACTTTTGATGAGTTTGCATAATCGTAATTTTCCATTTGTTGTTTTGAAGAGAAGAGAGGATTGAGTGCGTTATATTGCGTAGCCATGATAATATTTCCTTGTGCATTTTGATTGCCTTCTGTAACCATACTTTTAAATTCGAATATAAGCTGTTCGAATTCATATTCTTCGTAGTAGAGTGCGATTTGTGACAACCACGGGAAAAGATTAGTGAGACCGGGATTGATAGCGCTAGATAGAGCAGTATAGAAATTGCCGGATGTTGCTGGTGGTGCGATATCTGTGATGAATTCTCTGTTTTGGATGACAAGAGTGTTCTCGGAATCCACAATTTGCATAGCCACTGACGAACCCATTTTATCAATGAGCTGATTTGAATCCCCATGTAACTCACTATTATACATGCCGCTGCCAGACATGTTACTACCAAAGAAGTTACCAGCCCCGTGAGCTTTGAGATCATATTTCTGCCCCAAGATACTTCCAGTTGCGTTGAGGTCTGCGTTTGCGTTGAATCCACCGCCGAATGTATATCTTCCTTTGCCTTTCCAACCGGATAATTGTCTTGCTTCCTTTTGGCCAGCTGTTGCTGTATCTTGATTTTCTCCAAACTGTTCTCGGACCCACGCAGCACCTCTCTTTAGGTGCGCTGTGCCCCACTCTTTTACAGGCCACTTAGTACGATCGCGTATTTGAGCACGATATGCTTTTACGTACTTTCTGGGTAATCTATTGCGTCTATAATTGGAACGAGGTGCTTGAAGTACAAAAACCATTATTATCTTTTAAAGTATTTTGCGCTTTTGATTTCCCAAAGACACTTTCTAAGTAACAACTTTTGCAGACAAATCGCGCAGTAGCAGCAGTTTTGCATAAGAATTGATTATGAATGAAAATTCAATTATTTAAAAAGATTCAAAACACATTTAAATTTCAAAAAAAAACACAGCAGCTTGAAGCGGCTTGCAGTTGCAGCTTAAACACTAACACCTAAAGACGTTGCCCATCCGGCGTGTCAGGAATTACTAAATTTGAGATAAACGGTATGACGGGTGTCTTAACACCGTTTAAGAGGGAATATGGCTCGAAGTGTGGAAATCTTCGAGCTTCGTCGCCCATCCGTTGAACCTTGAAGCGTCTTAAAATAGCGTTCTGAAGTTCGGTTTCCGGGAAACAATCATGTGGAGAGTAATTACTCGTAATGATAATTCGCTTTGGTCGAATTCGTAACATGCCCCCTTTGGTTTCAGCGAGAAAGCTGAAGTGATCTGCCCAAATCTTCAAGTGATGACCGAGATGTGATTCGAGCTCGAAGTCGTCAAGTATGACCACTTCTTCTCCCTGGTATCCATCCCACCACTTATTCATTAGCTTGGGATAGAAGTCATCGTTGCATAATCTTCTAGCAGTGGTGGATTTGCCACAGCCCGCAGGACCCCAGATCCAAAGATTGTCCAGTTCGGCAATGTCTTCACCCTTTGGCATAAAATCTTTTTTAATCTCTTTCAAAGTACGATAGTATTGGATATATATGTCCGACGGAATGTCATCTAAATTGCCTGCAATGGCATTTGCTCGAGCTTGATCCCAGCGTTCTGTATTTGCTTCTCCTCCTTTTTTGGCCCTGGAAGCTTTGGAAAGGGGCATTAGACCAGTTTCGAAAAAACTCCCAGTGTCTTCCTTTGTGCAATATCGTTTATTAGCTTCTGCGGAAGCGTTAGCATTTCGCCATGATATTCTGGGATTAATCTTTTTCACGGCTGTGAATGTTTTATCATTTTTGAAATAAATATACCCTTGGAGATGAGGGGTCAAAGTAGTGGGGGCAATTTCATGCCCAAAGACCATGTACTTAACACCCTCAAGCACTTTAAGTGCGGCTTCTTCTTCATCCTTGTAGTTGTTTAACGTAAATCGCCAAGCTCTGGAAGTTTTGGTGGTGAATTCAGCTTCTTGATCGAAAGAGAGGACCTCCTCGACATTTCCGGTTGATTCATCGTGTGACATTTTATTGCGAAGTTTTAAATAAAAACTGGAGCAGAGGTTCGGACTATATTAATTGTGAGGAATTATGGTCTGGGAATAAAACCCAGGCAGAAAACCCAGGCACAGGCAGAAAACCCAGGCACAGGCCATATCTTTTTGGGACACAGGCAGTATCCTCAACGGACACCTACAGTATGTATTTAACTTTAAATTCAAATATTAAAAATAACCCATCAAATAATAACACTCGTGAAAATAAATAGCGCTGAGTCGTTAGACTTAGTAAGATATATCTAATAACGAAGGTTAATGAATGCAGAGTCGTTCCAACGACGACACAGTCTACTGAGTTGCTGCTTCCATCTAATTACATTTAATGGAATTACATAACACAATCGGTGTTTTATAGTAAAAAGGCTAGCCCCGGCAGGGGCCCCCTTTAGGGGGAAGCCGGGGCGTGACCAAGCGCGAAGCGCGCGGAGCCGAGTTACATCGTAGTTAGAGTTACATATATTTTTATAACATTAGCCGAATAGCACACTAAGGTCCCTGATAGTATTACAGGGACCTTAGTGTGCTGTGCTCTTTGCGTCGGCCCCTCACCACCCCCGTCAGGGGGAGGGGGCGCGAAGCGCCCCCCGCCGTCGCGCGCGCAGCGCGTGACCTCCCCCCCTACTTACATCCTCCAGCGAGTTACCCTCGCGCGAAGCGCGACCTGTGTTGCAAGCGTCAACCATTTATATTAATTCCAATTTATTGGTGGTGTCTATAGACACCTTTTTATATTTTGATTTTATATTTTATATTTTTTCTATTTTACTTTTAATTTAAGCTAGACTGCCAGATACTTGACTGATGTATATATAGACCGTTCCAGCAACATGTGTTCCAGTTGGTGCGGGAATCGTTACTGTAGGATTCGGGCCTGTTACATTTATTAAAAAACATAAACCAATATTAATTCCGCCCGTTGTAGCTCCGGAAGCAGTTGTCCATGGTCCTGGACTTGCAGCAGCGCAATTATAGAATGATGTAGGTGTTGATGTAGTTATGACTGTGCTTGCTGGTAATAGAATTCTCATATTATATGTTCCACCAGTTATGAAATTTGGTAAGCTTAGTGTATTAGCATTGTTGGCTCCCATGTCGGCGACTGTATTGTTTGAAAGAACTCTTGTTAAACTACCGCTGAATAAATTTGAGAAAGATGATGATGTTGCAGTATAAGAAGCTGCAAAAACGACTGGTGAGAGATCATATCCGGGTAAA